CGCGGGCATCGCCAACACGGTCGCGGACGGCATGACGCAGGTCCTGCGCATCATGGCCGAGTGGGCGGGCATCTCGGGCGCGGACAAGGTTGCGGTCACGCTCAACACCGACTTCCTGCCGCGCGGCCTGCAGCCGGGCGAACTCGCCGAATGGCTCGCAGGTCTCCAGAACGGATCGATCCCGCTGAGCGTGGTCATCGAGCACTTGAAATCCCGCGGCGTCATCGACCCGCAGATGACCGAACAGGACTGGGTGGACGGCATCGACGAAAGCATGATGCCGCCGCCTCCCCCTCCACCGCCGGCGAATGACCAGAACGGCAACAACCAACAGCAGCAGGGAACAGCATGACCGAGCAGGAACTTGCCGGAGAGCTGCGCGCTCTCATGAGCAATGGAACGAGCGAACTGCGCCGCCGGTTCGATGCCTACCGGTCGTCTGTGATCGAACTGGCGAACAAGCTCGAGTTCCAGGCGAACTCGGCGCTGAAGCCTAAGGGACAGTCGGTGAAGTTCCGGTGGAACTGGACGCAGCAGCCCCAAGGCGTGCGCTTCCTCGAACTCGCAGGCAGCGGACGCAGCGACCCGGGCGCGAAGACGCTCCTCAGCCAGTTTGGCACCGAGGCGGCTGCTGCGGCCTCCCGCTTCCGCGATGAAGCAAACCGGGCGACCGAGCGCTACCAGTCGGCGGCGAGCCAGCTCGTGGCAGGATCCGGCCTCGGCGGCCGCGTTCAGGTCTCCGTCCTCTGGATGAACCAGCAGGCAGGACCGAACACGCCGAGGATGCAGTTCAAGCGCAACCGCTGATGCCTGACGGCAACGCGAACCAGAAGCTCCTGGACGACACCATCCGTCGCCGGATCGCGCTGGAGCGCTATTCCAACGCCGAAGTCCGGCGCGCGCTCGCCTTCCTGAAGGAACTGGAGCGCGACATCATCGCCCGCATGGCCACGGTCAGCGGGTACGGGCGCCGCCAGCTTGCGGGACTGCTCAAGGATGTGCGCGAGATCCACGCGGACGCCTATGCGAAGCTGACCGGCGACCTCGACAAGGCGTTCAGGACGCTGGCAGGCGAGGAGGCCAAATGGCAGGCGGGTTCTCTCGGCGGCGTCGGCATCGAGGGGCGCATCGCGCAGCTCTCGACCACGGCGGCATTCGAGGCAGCGCTCGCGCGGCCGATGCAGGGTGCCCTGCTCAAGGACTGGATGCGAGACCTCGAACCTCGGGCAAGGCAGCGTCTGGAACGCGCACTCACGGTGAGCTTCACCGAGGGTGAGAACCTGTCAAATGCGATGAAGCGCGTGCGTGACGTGATCGGAGGAAACCGGCGCGGCGCACAGGCACTGATCCGCACGGCCAACAGCCATATCGCCAACGCCGTCCAGCAGGCCACGTTCGAGGAGAACGCAGACGTGATCGAGATGGTCGAATGGCGGAGCGTTTTGGATTCCAGAACCACACACATTTGTGCGGCTAGGGATGGCGAACGCTACCCGGTCGATAGCGGACCCCGGCCACCCGCGCATATCGGGTGCCGGTCTGTGATTGTTCCCGTGGTCAAGGGCGCCCCCAAGGCGCAGCGCGAGACCTATGCAGACTGGATCGGACGCCAGGGCGCGGACGTTCAGGATGAAATCCTCGGCCCGTCGCGCGGGCAACTGCTGCGGTCAGGCAAGTTCAAGGTCACAGACTTCGTGGACGCGAAGGGCAAGACGCTCACGCTGGAGGAGCTTGGGGTCGATAAAAGCAGGCCGGATCCGGTGAAGCTTCCGAAACCACCTCCTATCGTCTCGCCAAAACCCGTTCAGAAGATGCTTTCGTCTGAAGAGCGCGCTTGGGTTGAGCAGTACACCGGTAGCGGGTTTGAAGAGTTTAACACTAGGAACAAGAAGGCGGTGGAGGCGCTCGACAGCGCAATTGGGAAGAGTCCCTCTTCGCGAGAGATCACCGTTTACCGGGGCGTCAGGGATGGTGACCTCTTTGATTCTGCTGAGGTGGGAAAAATCATCCAGAACAAAAAGGTTCAAAGCACGTCGCTCTTAGAGTCCGTGGCCCGGAACTATTCTGGAGCGGTTGGAAAGTACTCAGCGAACCCTGGAAAGGGTGTCCTACTCAGGATCAAAGTGCCTGAGGGGGCGCCTGCGCTGGATGTCAGAAACTACTCCCTGAATAAGGGCGAGGCAGAAGTTTTACTCAAGTCCGACAGCAAATATAGGGTGGTAGCTGTTCGGATGGACGGTCAAACAAAGATCGTGGATGTTGAGCTTATCGGTTAGGGCGCGCAACGATTAACAAAGTGTTTCACGTGAAACATCTGCAGTCTGAATGACTGTTCACAGAGCTTCTCCCGTCCCGGGAGAGGGTGAGTCTGCTGTGCGGACCCACTAACGGTGCCTGGCTGTGCCGGGCCAAAGGGAAAGACGACAATGAAGAAGCGACACATGATGGACCATGTGGCCCCGCGGGCCGTGTGGGACATGCTCATCTGCAGTGCGGATGACGGCAACGACGATGATGGCGGCGGCAAGGATGACGACGACGACGGCGGTGCCGACGACGCGGTCAAGAAGCTGACGGCCAAAGTCGACGAACTGCTCAGCGAGAAGAAGAAGCTCGCCGGGAAGGTGCGTGACTTCGAGGTAGCCGAGGCAGAGCGAAAGACTGCCGCTGCTGCTGCCGAGGAGGAGGCTGCCCGCAAGGCCAAGGACTGGGACAAGATCGAGGACGGCTACAAGACCAAGCTCTCCGAGAAGGATGGCGAGGCGCTGCTGTGGCGGTCCCGGTACGAGGAGCGCGTCATCGGCGATGACCTGCGCGATGCTCTCGATGCCGTGAAGGTCAAGCCTGAGATGCGCAAGATCGTGGCTGCGTTCCTGCAGAACGAGAACGCCATCGAGATCGGCGAAGACGGCAAGACCAGCATCGACGGCAAGCCGCTCGCGGACTTCGTGAAGACGTGGGCTGCGACCGACGAAGGCAAGGCGTTCATCATCAATGGCTCCAGCGGCGGAGATGCCAACGGCTCCGGCAAGGGCGGATCCGGCGATGACGGAGACAATCCGTGGGCGCCGGGCAAGGTGAACCTCACCAAGCAGGGCGAAATCTTCCGTAAGGACCCGGCACGCGCCAAAGCACTCGCCGCTGCCGCAGGACAGAAAGTCGGGTGACTGTCGCCGTAGTTCTCGGCGGCGCATCCGGGGTCTGGTCTGAACTGACGCTTTTCGAGTCCATGCTCGGCCGGCGCGCCGACGTGGTGGTCGCCTGCAACGATGCGGGCGCGATGTATCCGGGCCGTCTCGACGGATGGTGCACGCTCCACCACGAGAAGTTCGCCCGCTGGCGGGAGCGGAGAAGGGGCAACCCCGACTACCGCGCCTTCACGATCAAGCACTGCCATGACTGTCAGGACACAGAGCTGCTCGCTGAGCGGTGGCCGGGGTCTTCGGGCCTCTATGCCGCCCAGGTCGCGCTGGAAGCGTTTAGCGCCTCCCGTGTCGTGCTCTGCGGCGTGCCCCTGACCATGGAGGGCCGTCACTTCTTCGACCGCAACAATGCGTGGATCGACGCTGAGAACTACCGGCGCGGGTTTGAAGCCGCCCTGCCGGTCATCCGGGAGCCTGTCCGCTCGATGAGCGGCTGGACCCGGGAACTGTTGGGAGGCCCGACCTCCGAATGGCTGACCATCCGGGCGGCTGCCCGACTCTAACCCCGAAAGGAACTGTCAATGACTGACACCCCCACCGCTCTCGCGGACGTCATCGTCCCCGAGGTCTTCAACCCGTATGTCGTGCAGAAGTCGATCGAGCGCTCGGCCTTCTTCCAGTCCGGCGTCATCACCGACATGCGTTCCGTGCCCGGCGTTGCCGAGCAGATGATGGGCGCTGACCCGGGCATCGACGGCGGCGGCACGACTGTGAACCTGCCGTTCTTCAACGACCTCGACGGCGACTCCGAGGTGCTGGATGACACCGCCGACCTGACGATCAACAAGATCACGACCGGCAAGGACGTGGCGGCGAAGCTCATGCGCGCCAAGGTGTTCGGTGCAACCGATCTTGCGGCAGACCTTGCCGGCGCAGACCCGATGATGGCGATCGGCAACCGGTTCGCCGACTACTGGACGCGCGAGTACCAGACGATCCTGTTCAAGGTCCTGGCGGGCACGATCAACTCCACCGTGATAGCGGCCAACGTGTCCGACATCTCGGCGCTGTCGGGCGCACTGGCCTACTTCGACGGTGAAGCCTTCATCGACGCATGTGGCAAGCTGGGCGACCGGCAAGACGAACTCGCCATGACGGCGGTTCACTCCGACACCTACAACTACATGAAGAAGCAGGACCTGATCGACTTCGTGAAGCCTTCCGAGGCCGCGGATGCGATCCCGTTCTACCAGAACAAGCGCGTGATCGTTGACGATGGCTGCCCGAAAGCTTCGGGCGGCATCTACACCACGTACCTGTTCGGACAGGGTGCCGTCGCTTGGGCGGCCGGCTCTCCGAAGGTGCCCACCGAACCGGGCCGTGAGCCCCTGAAGGGCGGCGGTCAGTCCTACCTCGTGAACCGGAACAAGTTCCTGATGCACATCCGCGGCATCAAGTGGGCTCCGGGCTCGGGTGTGCCTGCCAAGCCGACGCCGAGCAACGCCGAACTGGCAGCCTCCGGCAACTGGTCCCGTGTCTACGACGCGAAGAACATCCGCGTCGTCGCGTTCAAGCACAAGCTCGGCTAGTGATTGACCCGACCGCGTTCGTCCATCCGATGGCCCTCTGCGAGGGTTCGACGGTGGGCGCACGCACCCGCATCTGGCAGTTCGCCTCGGTGATCCGGGGTGCCCGCATCGGGGCGGACTGCAACATTGCCTCCGGCGCCTGCATCGACGGGTCCGTGGTCGGTGATCACTCGATCATCTGCCACAATGTAGCGATGGGTCCGGGGTTTTTGATTGGCTCTGGTTGCTTTATCGGTCCGGGGGTTGTTCTGTGCAACGACATGTGGCCCCGCGCGGTGAAGCAGGGATGGTCAATCGCCCCGTTTCAGAATGGCGCGCTGGCCATCGTCATAAAGGATGGCGCATCCATGGGGGCAAACTCTACAGCGCTGCCAGGCATCACCATCGGGAGAAACGCTTTCGTTGCGGCGGGTGCTGTTGCTGTTCGGGACGTCCCCGACGACCATCTTCTGGCCCGAGATGGAAGTGTAAAACCACTACCAGATAACCTTCTGGACCGGCGAATGCGCTTGGTTGAAGGATTCCGGTCTGCTAAGGTTGCCTGAGCGAGACCACGAGGCGCGCCAACGCCCCATGGCCTCTGACCAAGCCAACCTGATCGGAGGTCGAAATGGCTGAGAAAGCCCTACTGTCACCTGAAGTCGTTCGCAAGCTGCTGAGCTACGATCCCGAAACCGGCGTGCTAATATGGAAGTCTCGCGACAGAGGCATGTTTGCGATCCGACGCCTTTGGTTGGCTTGGAACACGAAGTACGCAGGAAGGCCTGCGTTGGACTGCCGTGACAACACTGGGTATCTTCACGGCAGGGTGTTGTGCCAAAAAGTTTACGCCCATAGGGCTGCATGGGTATGCCACACGGGAGAATGGCCAGAGGCCTCGATTGACCACATCGACGGGGACAAAAGGAACAACAGGATCGCCAACTTGAGAAGCGTTTCTCATGCGGTCAATTGCACTAATGTGAAGCGCCGTTCGGATAACAAAAGTGGAGTACTTGGAGTGTTTTGGCACGTCCGGGATTCAAAGTGGCAGGCAAAAATCAAGGTCAACGGTAAAGACATTGATCTTGGAAGGTTTGAAAAACTGGAAGACGCGGCGGAGGCCAGAAGAGTGGCGACGGTTCAATATGGCTACCACCCCAATCATGGACGCTAACCACCGTGCCTGAGCTGGCGATTTGCTCATTACTTTGGGACGCGAACCGGCACAGCCAGCCATTCTCGTCCTTCTACGACGAGACGTGGGTGGAGCGCCTCTATCACGGCGTTGCCCGCAACCTGACGCGGCCGTTCGAGTTCATCGTCTTCAGCGACCGGCCGCGGCAGTATTCCGTGCCGGTGACGCAGATCCCGCTATCGAGTGCAGAGCCCGACTACGGCAACTGCATCGAGCCGTACAAGCTCGGCCAGCCCATGATCCTGATGGGGCTGGACACGATCATCACAGGCAACATCGACGCCCTCGCCGAATACTGTCTCACCGCCGACCGCTTTGCCCTTCCGCTGGACCCCTACAACCCGGCGCAGGTCTGCAACGGTGTCGCGCTCGTGCCCGCGGGCCACGCCAATATCGGCTTCGGCTGGAACGGCGAGAACGACATGGAATGGGTGCGCCGGTTCAACCCGGCGATCATCGACACGCTCTTTCCGGGGCAGGTGGTCAGCTACAAGGGTCACGTCCGCCAGCATGGGCTCGGCGATGCCCGGGTTGTCTACTTCCACGGCGAGGAAAAGCCGCATCAGCTCCGCGAGGCATGGGTCCGCGAGCACTGGAAACATGAGGAGACCGATATGGAACGGCGCAACAACACGCCCGAAATTCTTGCCCAGCATGGCGAGGTGATCAAAGGAGCTTCCGGCTGGAAGGCCCGCGAGGAGAAGGGGCTGAAGCGCAACCGTGCGCTCGCTTCCGAAGACCGCATGAAGATCCGCGCTGGCCGGGCCGAAAACCTCGCCCGCGAACAAGCGCTCGCTGAAGCGCAGGCAGCCGGTTCTGCCCCGAAGTCGGAGCCCATGCGCTCGAAGCCGGTGGAACAGGCCAAGTCGGAACCGGAAGTGCAGGACGAAGTGTCCGCGCTGTCGGATGCCGACCTCGCCGCCTACTATGAGCAGGTCGTGGGCAAGCCTCCGCACCATTCCATGAAGCGCCAGACCATCGAGGCGAAAGTACGTGAGGCACTCGCCTGATGACCCTCACGGTCGGCACCAACACCTACGCGACACTCGCCGAGGCGGACGCCTATGCCGCAACCCGTTCGTGGGCCGCGACGTGGGCGGCCCTCGCTGATGCGGTGAGAGAGCAGCGTCTGGCCGATGCCGCGATCTATCTGGACACGTCCTACACGTGGAAGGGGCAGATCGCGGACGAAGACCAGGTGATGAGCTGGCCGCGTGTGCTCGTCCGGGACAAGGAAGGGCGCCTGATCGCGTCCGATGCGTACCCGACCGTGCTGAAGTACGCGCAGGTCGAGCTTGCCTACCTCGCGTCCGCGGCGCTGGTGACGAACGAGAGCGCGGGGCAGGTGACGGCGCTCACCGCTGGCAGTGTGTCGCTGACGTTCAAGGACAGCCAGACCGCGAGCGAGGCCTCGAAATACCGCTCCATCGACCGGCTGCTGACCGGCCTCTACATCTCGCGCGCTGGCAGCGTGCGGAACATCCCGCTTCTGAAGGGGTAACGCATGGGCATCCTCGATGACGTTCCCGGCATCATCGCAGGTGCCGCAGGCGACCTGCTGTTCAAGGATGCGGTGCACACGCGCACGACAGCGCGCACGAGCGACGGCCGGGGCGGGTTCACCGAAACGACCGCGAATGCCACCGTGCGGGCGCTGCTGACCGATTACACGGCCTTCCAGCGTCTATCCCTCGGCATCCCATCGAACGAGCGGAAGATTCTCGTCCTCGGCCATGGCCTTGATCCGGTGCCTGTGCCGGGGGACACGATCACCTACGAGGGCTATGCGTGGTCGGTCGTCGAGACCAGCCGCGATCCGGCCAAGGCCGTCTACGAGTGCAGGTGCAAGTGATGGCACGGGAAAAGCGCACGCGCTGGCAAAAGGGCTATCCGAAACTCATCTGGAGCGGGAAGCGGCAGCGGCAGAAGTCGCCGCCCCCTCCGCCGCCTCCGCCACCGGCCTGACATGCCACGCGCCCGGACGGTCGTTCGCATTGACCTGCCGACCGCTGACAGGATCACCGACGCTGCGCTTGAGCGTGGCATCCGTGCGGCCACGCTGGATGCGCAGGCGATCACCGTGGACCTGCTGAGCCAGCCCGGCAGCGGGCGCCTGTACCGAAAGGGCAAGGGCACCGTGCACCGGGCCTCAGCGCCGGGCGAGCCGCCCGCGCCCAACACTGGCCGACTGAGGCAGGCAGCCGCGACCGGCGCCGAAGTCATCGGTACCACCGGCATCGTCAGCGTGAACACCGAGTACGCAGCCGCACTCGAATACGGCACCGAGCGCATGGCGCCGCGGCCGTTCCTGAGCCGCCTGCCTGAATATGCCCAGCGGCTGATTGCCGTGTTTTCCGCCAACGCGAGGGATTGAGGATGAATGCCATCAAGACAGTGCTCGCATGGGCGGCAGTGATCGCAGGCGTGGTCCTGTTCAGCATCCTGTTGTGGGACATGTGGGGGTGGTTCATCCGCGCACATGCTTGCGGCTGTAGCTGATGCTCGACATCCAGGGGGCGGTCTGGTCCCGCCTGAGCGCAGATGCCACGCTGCTCGCGCTGTTGGCGACCTATGCCGATGGTCCGGGTACGAAGGCGCTCGTCAGCGACCCTGTGCCGGATAACCTGCTCGTCACCGATACGAAGCCGATCTGCATCGTATCCGCGCCGCTCGCCAATGAGGCTGACGACAGCTTCACCGAGGACTTGCGCCGGGCCGATGTCAGCGTCCGCCTCTATCACAAGCCGGGTGGATCGAGCCTGCCGCTGGAACAGGCGGCAGAGCGCGTCCGCACGCTGATCAAGACATGGCCTGCCGGTGCGATCACCGGGGGCTCCCTGCTTGCCGCCACCGTCTCCGGGCCGGTGGTTGGCCCGACTGACGATCCGTCGCTCGACGGTCGTGTCATCACCGCCCGGCTGATCATTCAGGAAACGTAGGAGGCCACTTTGGCGACCGTAGCAACAAACTCCACCTTCGCGCTCAAGCTCGGCAGCGGTTCGCCGCTGGCCTACACCGCCATTCCCGGCGTCACCAATTTCGACGGCGGCAACATCTCCGCCGAACAGCTCGACGCCACCGACTTCGACTCGACGGGCGCCTTCCGCGAGTACGTGAACGGCTACAAGGAAGCCTCCGAGGGCTCGTTCGTGGTCAACTATGACCCGGGCAACGCCACCCATCAGGCGCTCATCACCGCCAATGGCGGGGCAGCCCTTCACTTCCAGGCGCTGTACGATGACCGCACCGTGACCTTCGACGCCCTCGTGACCGGCGTGTCCCGCCCGGCCGAGGTCGGCGGCATCCTGAAGATGACCGTCACGATCAAGATGACCGGCGCCCCGGTCGAGGCTGACGCCTCCTGATGACTCCGAACCATGAGGGTGGCGTTGCCTTTGGCGGCGCTACCCTGCGCTTCGACTGGCAGGCAATCCACACGCTCCAGCAGGAGCACGGGCTCGATGGCTGGATGGACTTCGTGTCTTCCGCCGTGGACCAGAGCGAGATCACCGCGCTTTGCCGGCTGATGGAGATCGCGGCCAGGGTCGATACCGAGAAGGCGCGGCTCCTGTGCTTCCCGCTCATTCCGGCCCGTGAGGCACTTGCATCCGCATGGCGCGCTGCGTGGACCGGCAATACGGAGGCCCCTCCCGAGGGAAAGGACCAGCCCCAGACGATCCTGTCGGCGCTGCTCTCGATGGTGCGCTTCGGGCAGGAATCGGCTGGGGCGAGTTCTGGTCACTGACGCCCTACGCGGTGCGCAAGATCACGGAGGCGTTCGTAGACCGCTGGGAGGCCTCGCAGGAGCTGATCCTGGCGAACGCCTACCACGGCGCCGCCCTGTCGCTCTCCGACCCGAAGAAGTTCCCGCGCACGTTCAATGACTGGCTGGGCAAGCCGCCCCGCCAGATCACGAAGCCCGAGCAGTCCGATGCCGAGAAGTGGGCAAACTTCAAGGCATGGGTCGCCACGTACAAACCCAAACCCGATGAGTTGAACTGATGGCAGCCACTCCCGGCAGCAAGCGGGTCGGCGGCGTCTACTTCGAGATCGAAGGCGACGACTCCGACTTCCGCCGCACGCTGCGCCAGTCGGAAACGCAGGCAAAGCGCGCCGGCAATGTCATCTCAGCCGAGTTCCGCAAGACCGAGGTGGCGGCCGCGGCCGCGCAGAAGCGCATCAGCGGAGTCGGAACATCCCTCATTGCGATGGCCGCGGCCGCAGGCCTCGGCATCGGCCAGAGCGTCAGCATCCTGAAGGACTTCGGACAGGCCATGTCCACGGTGCAGGCCGTGACCGGCGCGACCGAGGCGCAGATGGTGGCCCTGACCGCACAGGCGCGCCTGCTGGGTGCCACGACCCGCTTCTCCGCCACGCAGGCGGCAGAGGGCATGATCTTCCTCGCGCGGGCAGGCTTCTCCGCAGATCAGGCTCTGGGCGCGATCGAGGGCACGCTGCAACTCGCCCAGGCGGGCGCGCTCGATCTCGGCCGGGCGGCTGACATCGCATCCAACGTTCTCTCGGGCTTCAACCTGCCTGTGTCCGAAACCGCCCGTGTGGTCGACGTTCTCGCCAAGGCGGCAAACTCTGCGAACACGGACGTGAACCAGCTCGGCGAGGCGATGAAGTTCGCGGCGCCGACCGCCGTTGCGCTGGGGCTCGGCCTTGAGGAAACGACCGCGATCATCGGCAAGCTGTCGGATGCCGGTATTCAGGGCGGCCTTGCCGGCCGCGGCTTCCAGTCGCTCGCCACGCAATTCGAGAACCAGCGCGACAAGATCGAGGCCCTGATCGGCCCATACGATCTCGCCGTGGATGGCATCTCCAATGTGATCAAGCGCCTCAACGAGGCGGGCATCACTACGAAGCAGGTCATCGAGATTTTCCGGGCCGAGAACCTGGACGTGTTCACGATCCTGAAGAACGCCGCCTACGACAGCGCCAAGGGCATCGACGCGCTGAACAACAAGCTCCTGAACGCCCGTGGCACTGCCGCCCAGGTCGCAAAAACGATGGACGACAACCTCAACGG